CCCAAACCAAAAAGTGCACCGAGAAATGTGTCAGCGCTACGGAATTCCGTTCAGCCCACCCGTACGTCCAAGACGCTGGATCCGAATTCTAAGGACTCCCAATTAAGGAAGATCCCAACTTACGAACCTTGGTATGCTGAAACTAGATCATATCAGAGAGCTGAAGATCAAAGATGAGTTTAGTGGACATCCTAGGTCCAGAAGCTAATTTATAAAAGAGCAAGCACAGATATGCCCTCAAGCTATAACTCCTCCTCTAAAACTAGAGTATAAAATTGAGTCAGCTCGAACGTCTTTAATTTGCATGAAATTCTTCTTGAAGGGACCGATTTCCATCGGCTCCCACTCGAAAAAGAGGGGCTTAATCCAGGGAACAACTAATTCAGTCTCAAGCTTGGTTATTTCATAACCGGGCAAAGGCCTTTGACTAGTACCCAAAGCACAGCAGCTATCACGAATTCTCTTAGCGAGAAGACGATCGAAGGGTTTAGTTTTATACCTAAATCCCTCAGGAGCTACTATGCCCATTCCACCTCTGGAAATAGGAAGGAAAATGTTCCGGGTGTAAGAAGATCTCTTACCTCGTTTAACTTGAACAATCTCACACTCCTTTCTAAGAATTTCCTTATGCATCACGAGATATCTGGCGGTTATTGAACACTTGGATTTCTCCAAGCAACCTTCCAGAACCTTCGGAAGCGATGATATGAAAGAATTTTTCACATCACTATCGGACTTAGCCTGAACTTTATGTCTACCCACAAATAAACCAGAATTAAAGAAACCAATCTGGATAGGGGACAAATCTTGTCGGCATAAGTTCCAATGGATTGAAGTCGAATTGATATTGGCATAAACACTATGGTGATATGCATTCCCAAAACTCATTCGTAAGCCAATCTCTTCACCGATGTCAACATGTCGTTGCCACAGACTTACGTCTGCGGTATACAACATGTCGTCACCATTGATGAGGACATGCTTGAGCCGTTGGGGAAGGGTCCAGCCACTCTGTGAAAACTCTGTAACTTTAAGGTACAAACCTAAGTTAGCAAGACACAGAATGGGAAAGGATAAAACTGAACCCATCAGCTGACCATTGGCTTGATCGCCATAATAGACAGGACCGAACTTAGTCGGATAGTATAACTGGTGAGGACCTAGAACGTCGTTTCCACGACTTTTAATGTCCCTTGGGAGATCCCTAATAAGTGAATTAAAGATCTGACCAGAATACTTCCACGACAAATCGTCTGTAGCAGCTGAATAATCAATTGAGAACCATTCATCGGTAGGAGCGGACTTTTCACGAAGATCATATAGATCAGTTACGCTAAAGGGCCTACCAATTAAACGGAAACAATCCATCTCTCTGAGAGTGGAGTGTAAAGCGATCTGCATCTTTTTGCAGCCATAGTAAGGGAGAGCTTCACCTTTACTAATCATTCGAATCTTAAAAGGTTCGAGGACTGCGCAAATCGTTGCTTTACTCTTCTCAGGAGAACGTTCCTGAAGGTGGTACTGTAAAACAGACCACTCGTCTCGACCATTAGGGAGACGAATCTCGGAAACAAGACATTTTCGAACTACACCATAAACATTATCATCTCTCATCGAGTCCAAACTCGAACCAAAGCAAGTCATAAGATCAAAACCTGCAAGAGAGCAAAGATACCCGAACTGACCACCTTCACTACGCTTAGCTTCAAAACAAGCAGAGCTAGATGCCGGAAAAGTTTCTTCTTCGGACATCGCCATATAGCGCTTAGTGAACTCACGGCGGATGTGAGTCATTACTTTATAAAATGACCTCTGAGACATTATTTCTTTAATTGTCTCATCACATCCAGAATCGGGTTTGGAAAGAATTTCCCAATGTTTTTGGTATGCTGATTCAACAATCTCTTTAGAGACTGGAAGAGCGGCACGCTTCGATTGGTACCAAGAGTACCAGAAATGGCTATTTTTAACACTAAATCGCCATAATCGGCAGCGCATCCATTGATGTAGCTTGCCAGTCGGTTGGAAGATCTTCGCAACCGCCGGGGGTGGTTCATTCTTAAGATACTTCGCAAGATAGTAGGCTAACATATGCTTCGCATGTGCCAACCAATCCTTCTCGCTAGGTAAATTATCCAAATAAGAATGTACTTGTCTTGACAATTCAGTCAAGATCTCTAAGGAGGCACCATGCATCATGCATACCTCTTTTAAACCACCAACTAGAGCATCTGTCCTGGTCAATAAACTGACCGGTTCGTCAGGGACAGAATGACGAACGGGCGGTGGAGCTTCCTCCACGCTCGCGTATTCAAAAGGACTAGCATCCCACTTGAGAAACTCCTCCTCGGAGAAGCCTTCGACACGGATAAACTTAGTCAGATCGTAACCTACACGGTCCAGACCAAGAATATCTATGAAGAAGTCAAGTGCTGCCAGTCGACAGTCACAAATCCAGACATCCAAATGCTCGGATGTCTTGTGACGTAGCAAGTGTTTTGAACACATTTTTGAACTGTTTTTCTTAGCTTCCAAGCTAAG